TCTCTTTGGTCTTTTTTTTACCAAAAATACGATCATATTCTTGGTCAAATTTCTTTTTATTGTATGGTCTGTATTCGCTACCTTTGCTCATTCTTCCTCCTTTAAAATAGCTAATCCAATGTGGTAAATAATTTGTGGAACTATGGCATTGCCTAATGATTTAAGTCTGTCCACCCGATTGGGTATCCCATTAGCCACTCGACCCACTCTGGGTTCAATGCGCCACTGGTTGTCGATACCGATTGAGAAAGCATTACTTGTTTCCCTTTTGCCATACGTCTCTGCACCGCTCCACTTCCCAAATTGCCTCTGTCCCTGTTGTCCGATGCTTGAGGAGTCGGCCACATCCTCATGTGTACTTCCGCTGTTAGTGTTGGTGTTTTCCTCGTAAACTCCGCTGGATATGCTCCCTCCTTCGATAAGTGAGCTGTCGGAGTCGGCCACATCTTTTTCATCTTCTCGTAAGAGCGATGATTCTCTAACTTGACTGTCAACATACTCTCCATTTCTTCTTTTGTTATCACTCCTTGCATCATTTTCTCGTAAAGATTTTGATACTGACCTTCGCTCGCGTGTCCGTACCCCTTTGTGGCTGGAGTCGGCCACATCTTCACTTGATCCGCTAAGTTCAAACTGTGACTGCTCTTCCCGTCTTTCGATAACCTCCTCCCTGTTTTCGTCAACTTCGCCCCTGGATGCTCTATCTCTTGTGTTGTCGGTGTTGCCCACATCTTGCTTTTTACTTGCATGGTTAGATTCGGCATGGTCGTTCCGTTGTTGTACTTCTCCATTCTCTCCTTGAACTTCTCCATGTCCATGTCCTGTTCGTGTGCTATCGGAGTCAACCACATCTCGTTTTCCGATAATCCAGATTCTATCTCTTCTATGGGGAGCTTCGACACCGCAAGCTGGAATAATAAACGATTGCGTGGCGTAACCTTCGGCTTCCAAGTTAAGACACACATCATCGAGTGCCACATTGACGAAGCCACCAACGTTTTCGACAATGACCCAAGCGGGTTTTTTGTGTTTAACAATTTCAAACATGTACGGCCAGAGGTGTCGATCGTCTTCCTTTCCTTTTTGCTTGCCTGCGACACTGAACGGTTGGCAGGGGATGCCTCCGCAGATGAGGTCGAACTCTTGAACAATTCTTTTTGGGTCATTTCCTAACTCCTTTAAGTCATTATAGATTGGCACACCTGGCCAATGCTTGTTTAATACCTTGCAACAAAACTCTTCCACTTCACAAAACGCTACGGTTTCAAAGCCACCTGTTGCTTCCAATCCGAGACTGAATCCACCAATCCCAGAACATAAATCTAATATCCTAATCTTTGCCATTCTTTTTAAACCACACTCTTATGTAATACTTTCTAATAATAGCTACCACAGTTAGCACAGATGCCTGCGCTAAAGATATGAGGAAGCTGTTATGCGTTACCATTAATAACAGAAACAATACCAGCCACACCAACGGCAAGTTAATCAAAGTCCCGGTAAGCGTATCTACCACCGCTTCTTTCATTGCTGCTTTGTCTATCTTATGCATTTCACTCATCATTAACATATAAAGCAATAATTGCGTAATGAATGATCTTTAATAAATCAGATCGTTGCCTGCCATCTTTCTTACCATACCGCATGGCATACTTCATGATGTTACCAATACAAAAACCTTCTCCATGCCCGGAGTCAATGATCATATCAGTTGCTTGATACTTTCCATTGGCATAGTGCTGATCATAAGTTTGATCAATATATTTTTTTAACTCATCAAGAGTTATATCTTCTTTGAACTTATAATTAATCATGGCAGAAGCATGTCATTTGATCATCGTCTCCGAATAAATCTTGTTGCGTCTTGCTGATATCCAGCAGCTTTATGTAATTGGGTCTGTCCTTTCTGAATGTTGCACCTGAGCTGTCACCAAACTTTTGTTCTTGTTTGATCCACCAGTCTGCCATCTCAGGTCTTTCTTTTAATATTGATACCGTAGTATCCATACCTTTAAGAAAACAAAGATCACAATTACCAGCAGGCGTCTTACCATTAGCGTTAGTTAAATTCAAATCAAAGTTTTGTTTTCTCCAGAACTCGCTGACATCTTCTACAGTATGTTTGGCATCGTGCATAGGCGTGATGTTAGTCCAAGCTTCGTATTGTCTGAGTGCACTGGCCACCCTTCTTGGTTCGTCATAGCGTAAGCCAATGACGTTGTACCAATTCTTATAACCTTTGAGCTTTCTCATGAACCTTGACATGACTTTAATCTTCAGCTCGCTTGTGCAAAATCTTGTGACCGGGTTGGGTAAGTATTGTCTCCGATCCAATAATGCTTCAAAGGGTTCACCATTACGAGAAGCTGTTTCGTAATCCACAATCTTGGTTCTGTATACTGGCCGCTCTTCACCAAAGTACAGCTCCAACCAATGTATCTTGACATCCCACTTCTGTTCTATCTCATGCACAAAGTCCAATGTCTCCGGAGCTTCCTTGCCTGTGTTAGCAAACGTCACGTGCACATCGTCAGGCAACTTACCGCCGTGTGCCTGCAAGATATTCCACAGCATGAATGCTGAAGTTCTCCCACCGCTAAAACTAATTAAGGCTGGTCCTTCGATTTTGTACGGGTTTCTATCCATTCTCTTTCTAACTCTCCAACAATGTCTTCGTGCATGTCATGCAATACACCGAAATATTTTTTATGAAAATCATTTTGATCTTTAGTTCTATGTGCATGTTCTTTGAGTCTGCGTATTGCATCCAGCAATATCTTTCTTCTCTTGTCTATCTCAGCAAACATGACTCTCGCTAATGGCTCCAATAAATCATTCATTCCACGGTCTCTTCATTTCATTATCGGCCAAGTAATACCATGTGTTCTTTCCTGGTACGTTATGATTCTTTACTCTCTCTCCTAAATACTTTTGTATGTAAGATACTGCATACCTAGCGGCTCTCTCCCCTGAAGCCATGTCAGATTCTTTGAGAGCTTTACGAGCTAGCAGTTCTAGTTCTTGTCTAGTATAGAACTTATGTTTGTTCATTGCAGCCGCTACTACTCGTGCTATCTCTACTTCGTCAGGACCTTCTTGTGCATCTACCACTCTGAAGAATCCTTTCTCGTAATCAAAGTATGCTAGATGTTGATCAGGTTCTCTTGCGTTTCTTGCTTCATAGAAAATATTAATGTTAGGTTTCTTACCAGAAAGCTTGACACCTGAGTCCATCCATCCTGCAAAAGCAGAACCACCACGAGCTGACATAAACGACAAGTCGTCTGCTCTTTCTTTACCTGTATGGTGAGCAATGATGACAGCTACATTAAATAGTTCTATTAGTTTATCTACACGAGAAAGCATTTGATGTATCTCTGAGTTAGAGTTCTCCTCTCCATCAAAGAAGTTAATGATAGGGTCGATCATAACAATGTCAGGTCTGTGATAATCAATACTCTCTGCAATAGCATCTATGTCTTTGTCTTTCATGAGGTTCTTGCGTAACCTCCCGGAAGCAATCAAGTTTGCCTTGCCTATCTCCATCAACTCTCTGTCGTGCATGAACGGTTGATAATACATATCAATCCTTTGCTTTAAGAATTCATGAATGATCTCTGCTTGTAACCACATGACCTTTAGTGGCCTGCTGAATTGTTTGTTCATAAACTCTGTGCCTGTAGTTGCACTAGCAGCGAACGCTCCGAGCCAATGAGACTTACCAATCTTTGGTTTACCCAAGAGCAACACTCTTGATTGTTGAAAGACAAATGCATCTCCCCAAAACTGTTCGATGCGAGATGAATCCATGCCATCCCAAAAAGGATCTGCAAAACTTTTGAGTCCAAGCGGATCTCTTTCAACCGTGCTTACTCTTTCTTGTGGGGCATCTTCATTAATCTCTTTGAGCTCATCAGCAAGTTGTATCTGCCATTGACTTGTCTTCCAATTTAATATACCTGCTTCGTCTTCTGGATTTCTCTTCAAGTGCCCAGTGCAAATACTGTTTACGGTTTGCAATACTTCTTGCACACTCATAGGCGGATTGTTGTCTTGGTTCCAATCCAATGACTTGAGTATAACCTCACGCATACCCCA